CGGTGGGGGTGTTCATAGGTACTCCCCTATTTCCAATTTTTCACCACCTATTTCCAATTTTCCACCCACCAATTCGACTTCGCCAGATTCCGGAGTCCCTGATTTCATTGAGGGTGAGCTGGCCGACCCGTCCCCTGCCGCCGCCTCTTAAAGAGCAAGAATATAGAGGTTCTAAGGGATTGATTTTGTTATAGTTAAATTTGCCTTATTATCAGATTGTGGTAAAATTGTTCTCAAGTTATGCAATTAGGCGTATTATGCGAAGTGGAGTGGTTAGGTTCAAGACGGCGCATTCTGAGGTGCCCGGTTCACGGGTGGCGTCTGTGAACAGGGCGACGGGTGAGGTTATTGGCTATACGGCGAAGTTTCGCCAGCGGGTGTTTGATGCCACGCCTTTTGTTAAGGTGTATGGAGAAGGGCTGGATGCGGTGCTATCGCTTAAATCTACCGGACAGGTAGTGATGAAGGCGCTTGTGCGAATGATGATGGCCAGCAAGAATACAGCGGAGTTCAATTTGTCTAGGCAAGACATTGGGGCGATTGGATTTCCCATGTCACCGGCTAACTACCATCGCGGGGTAAATGAATTGATCAAGCTAGGCTTGATAACTCGGGTGAGTTCTCGGACGGGGAGGGTAGCCGTAAACCGTCTGCTGCTGTGGAACGGGGATCGGAGCAAAGCATGATTCAGATAACCTACCCTGAAAAGCTCCAGGGCCTGTTTCAGCCGTACCGGTACAAGGTACTGCATGGAGGACGGGGTGGCGGCAAGTCCCATACCATTGGCCGGGTCTTGCTAGCCAAAGGGGCCATTGAGAAGATGCGAATCTTATGCACCCGTGAGATTCAAAAGTCCTTGAAAGAATCGGTGCTGCGCCTGCTAACCGACCTTATTGAATCCATGGAACTGACGGAGTTCTATACGGTACATGCAACAGGCATTTCGGGCGCCAATGGCACCGAATTCCTTTTCTCTGGCTTGCAAGACCATACGATTTCTTCCATCAAGTCGTATGAAGGCATTGATATCGTCTGGGTGGAAGAAGCCCAAACGGTCACCAAGCACTCACTCGAAATCCTGGAACCCACTATCCGAGAGCCGGGATCCGAACTGTGGTTTTCGTTCAACCCGACACTAGAAGAAGACGAGGTTTATCAGCGGTTTATCGTCAACCCCCCTTCAGATGCGTGGGTCTGCCAAATCAACTGGCAGGATAACCCGTGGTTTCCTGACGTGCTGCGCAACGCCATGGAGCGGATGCGAGAGCAAGACCATGATAGCTATATGCACATCTATGGGGGGGAATGCCGTTCAGCGCGGGGCTTGATGTTCAAGCGCGAATGGTTCCAGTATTACGATACGCGCCCGGCTTCCCTCAATATCTACATGGCGTCAGATTACGCCGTAACCCCGGATGCCGGCGACTACACAGAACATGGCGTGTTTGGCATGGACTCCAACGGCGATCTATATGCCTTGGATTGGTGGAGCGGCCAGACTAGCCCGGAAATATGGGTCGAGGCGTGGGCCATGTTGGTCAAACAATGGAAGCCCCAGCGGGCGTTTGAAGAAAAGGGTACCATTTTGCGGGCACAGGACGGGGCTATCAATCGGGCCATGCGGGAACGCAATGCGTGGGTTAGCCGGGTACCGTTGGCGTCGGCAAGTCACAAAGCGCACCGGGCACTAGGTTTTGCCCATCGGGCTAGTGGCAAGAGTGTCTGGCTGCCAAAAGGTAAGCCGTGGGCCATGCGGCTGCTGAACCAGCTCTGTGCGTTTCACGGCAATGGCGGGCAAGTCGATGACGGGGTAGACGTGTGCAGCTTGATCGGGCGCGGGCTGGATTCCATCTGGAACGCCATGCCTCCGGCTGAAAGCAAGCGTAAGATTGTCGAAGAAACATTCAGTTATGAGTGGCACCAAGCGCAGATATTGAAACAAGCACAAGATGCAGAACAACCTTTGGAGTATTTCCGATGAGCGTGCCCTTAGATGCCATGATGACCCCCGACACGCCATCCCCGCGTGAAAACGACTATGAAAACAAGCGTGAAGAAATCGCGCAAGTCAACCGCTGGCTGGAAAAAATCAACCAAGCCCGACAGTTTGATAATCAGGTCTATAGCCAGATGGCCATTGATCGGGCCTATGCTCGGGGTGAGTCCAGCTTCCCGGTCAATGTAAACTTGGCCGGCGGCGCTATTGACATGATGACCGCCTTTCTCTACTCCCGCAACCCGGATGTTGCCTGCGAGCCTGCCGCTAGCGTAGCGCTGCCCCGATTGCCAACGCCGATCATGCCCGATAGCGTCAAATCCCTGATGGCTCCACCGCCCATGGCCGAACCCGGCAAACCGTTGAAGCCCGGTGAGCAAGCGCCGGCTCCGGTTCCGTCTGGTGCCGCTGCCTTGCCGCCCGAAGCACAGATGATGGCCATGCAGGATATGCAAATTTACCAGCAGGAAATGGCCGCCTATACCCAAGAAATGACCGTTCGTCGGCAAGCTCGGGATCAGAAGCTCCGGTTTTGCAATACGCTCGAAATCGTTATTTCAAAGTCGTGGCTCAGTGCCAGACTCAAGCGCCAAGCCGGGCGCTGGGTGCGCGCTGCCCTGACCACCGGGGTTGGCTGGATCAAGGTCCAGTGGAATGAACGCACGGCCAAGGATGCCGTGACCCTGAAACGCATGGCCGATCTTCAGACCAATTTGTCAACACTAGCCGTTACCCGGCAAAAGCTGGAGTCAGGGACGGCGCCGGAAATAGAAGCGCTGGAAGCCCAATATCAGGAAGAATTGGTAGGCTTGCTGGGAAAGACAGAGGTTTTAGTCAGTCGCGGACTAATCGTGGATTTGGTAAATTCCGAGGACATGACCTTCCCGCTAGGGGTAACCGATGTGCTCATGTACGTCGATTCCCCGTGGATCGACCAGCGCATTTTCATGACCAAAGACGAAGCACAGGCCATGTTCCCAGAAGTTCCTATTGAGAAATGGGATCAGGCCACGACCTATAGCCAACGTCGTCCGGTAGCCCCGGAAATGGGCGAAACGCCAAATATCGTGGCGGCTGGCGGCGGATTGAGTGATATGCCGGTCATGAATCCCAGCCAATTCATCCCCGGCGCAACGGGGGATATGAGCCTGGCCATTGCCCAGCAAGGCGTAGGGTGCTTTGTAGCCATCCATGAAACGTGGGATCGCGATGCCGGCGTCGTTCGTACAATGTGCGAGGGCATGAAATGCTACGTCAAACCCGTTTACTCCCCGGATATCGCAACCAGTCGGTTTTACGGGTTCTTTGGACTAGGCTTTACGGAAGCCGATAATACGCGCTATCCGCAATCCTTGGTCTGGCGCTCGTACCGATTGATCGACGAGTTTAATTCCACCCGAAGTAATTGGAAAGAAGCCCGTCAGCGCTCAAAGCTGGGCGTGCTGTTCAACAAGAAAATGGTCAGTCCTGAACTGGCCCGAAAATTGGAAAGCGGCGTGACTGGCGAATGGACGGGCATTGATCTAATCCAAGATGACAAGCCCATGTCTGAAGTTTTTTGGCCGAAGCCGTACACCAAAATTGATCCGCTAGTGTATGACACCAGCCCGATATTGCGAGACTTTGAACGGGTATGGGGCATTCAAGAAGCCCTCCAAGGCTCCGTCACTGTAGAGAAAACAGCCACGGAAGCAGAGATTCAGCAGCAAGGGCTTGGTCAAATGTCGGCCTATAAGCGCGATTTGCTTGAAGGCGTGCTGACCGAAATGGCCACGTATACGGCTGAAATCGTGCTACAACGACTTTCGACTGAGGATGTGAAAGTCATTGCCGGGCCGGGCGCGGTATGGGTAGAAGGCTTTAAGGCCGAGGATCTGGCGACATTGGTCGATGTGTCGATTGCCGCAGGCACTACTGGCAAGCCCAATACCACGATGCAGCGTGATGCGTGGGGCCAATTGTTCCCCGTCGTGTCCAACATGGTTACGCAGATTGCCCAACTGCGCCAGTCCAGCCCCAATTCATTGGCCGATGCCTTGGAAAACCTGCTGTCTATTACGCTGGATAAATCCGGCGATACCACCGACGTTGAATCTTTGGTGCCCCAAGATGGTGACGGTGCCGCAGACCCGAACATACAGATGCAAAATCAAACGCAGCAAGCCCAACAGGGGCCCGATGCCTCAAGCGCACCGCCTGAGCCGGGCCAAATGGGCTCCCCACTAGGAGGCATGACCCCGTGACTATCGAAAATACCGCCCTCATTGATACTCCCATCGAGCCGGTTGCCGAGGCTGTTGCTACTCCGGCGCAAGTGCTGGAATCAGAGATTGCCGTTATGCGTGAGGCCATTTCTGAAACGCACGATGCACCGCTAGAACCTGAGCCGGAGCCGGAACCCGAGCCGGAACCCGAACCTGAACCCGAACCCGAACCTGAGCCCGAACCTGAGCCCGAGGCGGTCGGCGATAGTGATGAAGAACAGATCAAGGCCGAGTTGGCCAAGGATGGCATTACTGACCCGAAGCCGGAAACGATCAATCGCTTTCGGCAACTGACCGAAAAGGCCAAGCAGCTAGAGCCGGATGCAAAGAACTGGCAAGCCTTCAGCGCTCATGTCGCCTCCATTGGCGCTTCG